ATTGCCGCTTGGTTGTTGGTGTTCCAGGTGCCCATAAATTTCCGCAGCAGAAATTTTTTCTAAAATTTTCTGCCGGTATGCTTCCCAAACATTGTTGTTTTCCAAGCTGAACGCCTCTCTCCGATAAAATGATAGTTTTTTCCGGTAATGTGATCCAACAATTCAATGCTTACAATGTGTTTCCATATAGAATTTTTTAAACTTTTCCAGCAGTCTCAGCGTAAGCGTCATTCCATAGTCCCTGTTATGCGCGAAGAACACATACGTTTTGTAACGTATAGACCACATCAGCAGTGAATTAATCGCTGATTTCGGGTTTAGCTTTGAATACGGGGGCGGTTGTAGGAAATTTTTAAGATCCGATTCAATTACAATTGCCGCGTATTCGTAATTTTTGAATTTTTCAAGCTCTTTAACAAACCGTTCCCGTCCTTGGCCAATAGTGCCATAAGCGTCAGCAAGGGTTTTGCGTTCGATGATGATAAATGATTCAAAACCTTCGAGGCTGTAATCGCCTGCATCAAGTTTTTTGGTGACTGTTTTAACAGGTGCGGGGAATTCGTAGGGAAGCGATTCTCTGGTGTCTATTACAATGATAGTTTCTGAATTGTTGGGCATTTATCACCTGCTTAATCCTCTAAATTATTTTCATCCTTTAATAATTCGGCCCATGCCCTTTGACTGGCAGCTTTTGTCTCGTATTTGCCGTAAATTTTCCAGCCACCGGCTGGTGTTGCCTGGACAATTGTTTTTCCCCCACTTAATTCCATACGAAAAATATTAAATCCTTTACGCATCAATATAGAGCGCCCTCTTTTTGTCATGAAATTTCACTCCTATTTATATGCCAGAAAGAATTCCGGTGAGTTCTCGATTACCTGTGCCTGTGATGGCCAGCCATTGCAATCGCATTTATGACATACCGTACATGATGTTTCGTAGCGGTTATCCCTAGATGTTTTGCCTGCAAAGTCCCTAACTTCCAACAACCCTCCACAAGAGCAGGAGAGCGGGGGCGAAAAGTCTAAGAATATGCCTCCAGGCATCTGCCGAACCAAGCGGTGCGCTAAACCAGGGCCACGCTTCGTATCAATCATGTGCTGTCTCCAGTAGCGTGTGGATAGCATTAATGGCTGCCGCCTTATCTCTATCCGGAGTTTCGGACATCCGGATCATTGCTTCCATCTCTTCCAATTCTCTTTTCCCGTCCACTCCCACAAGTGCGGCTAGTGCGGAACGGAGTTTTACTATCGTTGCTTCCGCGGCCCGGAGTGGGTGTTTTTCACAGACCTTAATATGGTCTGTCAGGACTCGCGATCCATGCGGTGGTGTCCCCTTGCTATTTTCCAAAAGATACCGTATCAACTTTGCCGCATACATTGATACGATATCGTTATTGCGGATCATGAGAAGTCCTGCGATCTTCTCATTCATTTTCGGATACAGCTTGATTTCATTTATATCTATCTTCTGCAATTCGAAATCTTCTTCATCTTTTTTCATGTTATTTTGCCCTCTCCTTTTTCTTTGGATTCTTCCCTTGCCCTTTTCTTCCAGCATGTTTTGCATGTACCTTTGGTGGGCGCAGTTCCAAGTTCTTGATACTCGTCCCACGCTGGAGAACCTACTACCGCCCAACGAGAGCATAACGACCTGCCATCCCTAAAATAATGCGCATGGTGCGCATTACATCGATATCTCTTTCTTAGGTAATAATTGTTGGAATTTTTACGGGTTTACAGCCAAATACCTTCCTCTTCGCTTAGGGTATTCAAATCCTTTCCATACAACATACAAATAGATTCGGGTATAACCCCATCATATGCTTTTTTCAAGTCTCCAATAGTATATCCGATAACACCTCCAGACGGACCAATAAGTATGTCTGTCGCTATCCTTATCGTGCAGATGATGTCGTTTTTCGCTTTTTCTGTCAGAGAAAAGTCGTCTTCTGTTTCTATAATTTCCCTAAGCCTGTTCGACAGGCTGCAATGCCAGTGCGTTTTTCCCCGTTCGGTGTATTTCTCCCCCCAGTCCCAATTCCTACACCCCAGCATACCCCATGTGTCCCATTCGCCGATGTTTTCTGGAAATAAATCCTCAATAACGTCGACGAGTCTTTGTTTGTAATCTTTCCTTCTGCCAACTACCTTTCTGATCCAATTCGTCGAAAACTCCCTGATCTGCCTTGCTTGTTCAGGTGTCATGCTACGCACCCCCCTAAATCCCCCCAGAGGGAGGACTTTCTAAGATTTAAGATTAAACGATAAAAACACTAATGACTGATCTTCCCATCCACTCCCGGTAGCATACTTACCCCCTTTTCTCTTTTTCTAACCATTTAGAGACAAGCGAAAAATATCCGGCGCCATCATCCCAATGATCTTTATAATGTGGATTACCTGCCAGGATTCTCGCTATCTTGTGTATTACCATTTCTACTGCCTCTCGCTGCAAGGGCACCAGCCTATACCAGCCCGCCGTGTCCTGAACACAGCCTTTTAGGCGCTGAGAAATAGCGCTGTGTTGCAGGAAATCCCCGTGCGTCTTGTTTCGTTCCTCAAGTATTTCTTCAATGCTCATTTCCCACCTCCGCTTCTTTGGTTTTGATTTTTTGTTCAGGCGCTATTTCTGTTATCGCGCCTGCAAGGACGTACTGAATATCAACAAGCGCGTCCGCGACTTCTACAATGTTGTCGTGTGCAATAGCATCTTCGAGTTCCCCGACTTCTTCTTTTAAAAGTTTTAGTCGCAAAGAGGTAATACCCTTCGCTGGAATTGTCGGACATGCCTCGCACGGTAATCGAAATACATCGTGCAAATCCTTTACTAAACCCAATACATTGTTCATATGTTTTTCTTTTCCTCCTAATTCAAAAATCTTTCTAAATTTGTGAACCTTCTTGCCTGCTGATTACGTGCAATTATCTTCGGAAGTTCCGTTCGCTGGCCTACAAGTATTACAATCTTTTTGCCGCGGCTAATTGCGGTGTAAAGCAAATTCCGCTGCATAATCATTGTGCCGAAACATTTATGGATAGGTATTATCACTATGGGCCATTCACTTCCTTGTGATTTGTGGATGGTGATTGCATAAGCCGGGGCAAGGTCGTTTTCGTACAGCGGAAGCGTTACCTCCCTTCTCCCTTCTATCTCCACGGTAATCGCCTGCTCCTTTGTATTAATATCTTTTACTACACCCATATCCCCGTTTACAATTTCGTTCTTATAATCATTTTTACACTGAATAACCTTCGTACCCACACGAAACCTGCATTTTTCTATTACGGGATTTTTATTAAGCCTTTCTTCGATTGCCATGTTCAGACTTTTACATGAAAGTTCAGTTTTTTCATTGAGCGGACTTAACGTCTGAATATCTTTGAGTGGATCAATGTTATATGCCCCTGGCAAACGTTTTGATATCAGTTCGAGGATAGTGTTTTTAATACCGGATTCACTGTTTTCTTCGATAAAAAAGAAAGCCTTCGATTGCGCATTGTTGATCTCAATATTCTCGCCGTTTTTAATGTGATGACAGTTAGTAATTATGAATCCCGGGTCTTGCCTTTTGATTTTTTCAAGCTCAAAGCTTGGGATTTTTTTTGAACCAATGATGTCTTTTAGTACATTGCCTGCTCCAACCGCCGGAAGCTGGTAATGATCGCCAACTATTAATAATTTTGTCCCCTGTTTAATGGCTTCAAGCAGGGCAGACATAAGCGGTATGTCTACCATACTTGATTCATCAATGGCGATAAAATCAGTATCTACGGGATTATCGCTGTTATGGCTAAATGCAAAACCTCCTCCCGGAACTGGCACAGGCACAAGCAGTCTGTGTATAGTTGTTGCGCTATATCCGGTTGCTTCCGAAAGCCGCTTAGCAGCCTTACCCGTTGGGGCTGCAAGGGCAGCCTTTAATCCTTTTTGTCTGTGTTGGTCAATAATGGTTTTTACCACTGTTGTTTTACCGGTGCCCGGCGCCCCCGTGAGAACGCATACCGGATTTTTGAACGCCAGTTCAACCGCTTGTTCCTGATCTTTGAATAATCTCAACATGCAATTAATTCCTTCAATTTATCCGCAATAAATTTCTCATTTTCATACATATTTGGCAAGTACACATACTCTTCGTAAGAAACCACTTCATCGTTCGCTTCCATTTTTTTTACTTCATCACTGATCATTTCCGTTGAAAGATTTAGTAATGAGGCAGATAGCTCCACGAGTTTGCTAAGTGGCAGACATGTATGGCCACTTACAAAACCTTCTTTCAGTGTATGCCTTATGCCTGCCCTGATCCTTGCCTCTCCATCCTTCGTATACCCTACATTGAGGGCGATTTTATCAGCCGTAAGAAACCCTATTCCTTCAACGTTGCCAATAAGCGCGTAAGGGTTTTCTTTAGTTTTCGCTACTGCGTCTTGCCCGTAAAGATTGATAATATTAGCAATAACCTTGCGGCTGATCTGGACGCCCTGGAAGATTGTTTTCAGTTGAAGCTGCAATTCCTCATTAGCCTGATTCTGCAAGAGCATCAAAGATATCTCCCTTGCACGTTCAGGCGTAACGCCCGGTATCTCCCCCGCAACCCTTTCCGGTTCATTCTTACACACCTCAAGCGTATCTTCCTCATACGCATCAGTCAGCTTCTTTGCGATCTGAGACCCGATCCACTTCGCGTTATCAACCAGATACGCCTGTATCGCAGATATCGCCTTTGGGTATTTAATCGTGTAAGCATCAAACACAAAGGACTTCCCCCACTTCGGATGAGGCGCCGACCATTTCCCCTCAAAGGTATATTCCAGTCCCAACTGCGGGCTCGGCATATTCCCCTTTACGGATATCCCGCTTGCAGTCTTCGCAATCAGGTAGCCATTTTTTTGATATTTGATTGATGCTATCGTGTCAGTTAGCGTTTCCATCTTTGAGTAGTTGTATGCACCTTTCAAGGTTTTCAATTGCAGCGATTACTGAAATGATTTTGTTTTGTTTTACACAATTGGATTTTTCAATCAGGTCCGGAATTTTTTTAACCTCGCAGATATAGCGCTGTTTGATGATATTTAACAGGTCTGTCAACGAAAGCGATTCAATTCTGTATGCTTTTTGTTGTTTTGATTGTTCAAAATATTTTGCAATTCTATTCATTTTCTTCGCTTTTCTTGCCCTCACATTTCGCGGTCCCAATCCTGCTGCACTTTGTATCACAAAAGGCAACATGGGCATGCCCTTTATAGTGCCTACATTTCCGGAAACTGCATTTTTCTATTTCGCTGCATCTGATTTTGTTATCCATTCTGATCCTTTACAGAAAAAGAAAACCCGCCGCCGCTGTTAATCTTTATCCCCGGCGGCAGTTCTCCGGTAGCCTTTACATGCGACATAATCTCTTTCTTCCGGAGCGAATACTCCGTCTTCAATATCTCATCGCGTTTATTCTCCAGCGCCCATTGGATCGCCGCCTGTTCGTCCTCAACATCAACCGATTCCGGTTTCTTCCTTAACCCCAGCTTAAAACCGTTTGGCAGGTTTAAGGTCTTATTCCCCGTCTCGCTGAAATAATTCATCATAAATTGTTCAAGAATAAAATCGATAAACTTTTCCCTCGATTCCTTTTTCTGTTTTTCCGCTTCCATCCATAAGCGAAACATACTATGGTGCTTTTCCATTGCCCGCTTTTTGTAAGTAAGTGCAAGTGCAAGATCGAGGGATATATTGCTACTATTCTGTGTGCCTGTTTCCAGCATATTTTCAGGTTCTTCAAATATACGGGCAAGCATATCCGGTAATGTAAGCGGGGTATTATTTTCTGTATTGGTTTCCATCGACAAGCTCCGATCTTTTCTTTATTAAAACCGTAGGCGTGAAAACCCCGTCCCCTTGTGGGCGGGGTTGTTGACCTTGATATTAAAAACAAACACAAAGTACAAATGCCAATAATGCAGAGAGGATCAATACATACACCGATGTTCTGCGCAGCAAAACATCTCCGCTGACTTCATAGCGGGGACAATCCTCTTGAGAGTCCCAACCGCAATTGCCATAGCCATGGGTACAACTATTTTTCACCATAAACCCTCCAAGGTAATATTGTTTTTAAAAAAACCCCCGTGCAGGTGCGTCAAGCCCGCACGGGGTAAGAAAGGAGTTTCACGCCTCTATAATTGCCGCGGGGAGGAGTAACCCCGCCGCTCACACAAAAGGCGGTGGGCGTGAACGTCAGTTACCGCCTTTGTGCATATCCCTGGGTTGTGAGTCACCCTTACGATTATTAAAATGGCAAATCTTCTTTTGGAAACGGAGATTTATTTCCTGTCTCAACAGCGGCAGCTTCATACAATTCATACCCGGCAAATGGGATTTTATTCCGTTTTTTATTTTTGCCATGTTCATCTTCGTATTCTTCCACAATTGGATTAATAATTGTTTTCCTATGCAACAACATATCGGATGTCAAGTCGATACTCCCTGATGTCTTTAGCCCCAGACGTGAGCACACAAACTTAACCCTTTTTGCTGCTTCTGCAGAAAACACTAAGTTATCGAACAAATATCTGTCGGCATACTTACCCTCTACTATTTTAAACTTGAGCTTCCACATCTCGTCGCCGTTTGCGGTTGTATCCTCTTTAATCTCAATCAGTTCACAAATATAAGAATCTTCCGGCACGGGGGAAAAATCATCCATTTCGTCAATATTGTCAAAATTAATTTTTGGCATAGTTGCCTCCTATTACTGTTGTTATTTACTAAGAGCGCCGAGCGACGCTTCCAATTTGTCAATTATCAGGCCTGCGTTAGTCGAGGTGAGATCATCCAGGTTCTCCGCATCGTAATCGAGCAGTCTCGTTTTGATTAAATCCGGCGATAAATTAAACACCTGGAAATAATGTTCTATCTTCTTACGCTGATCATGCGTTATAAAATCCACCGGCCTTGCCTCTTTGTTCAGATTATCTTCGCCGATGAGTTCTTTAAACATATCGTATGTACATGGAAAATCCTTATCAGCAGGAAGTCTCTTTGTTCTATCCCTTTCGCAGTGTCCCATTACCTTGCCCTCATTGTTTTTGTACATGCGGACAATAGTATCGAAGTAGTACGGCAGGTTCTTTTCGGCATCAAATGTTTCTCCAACCGAAACCATAAACGCGCCGTCTTTATACTTAGTCTTTTCCCTTGCAGTAACAATCACATTCATATCCAGCAGCATCAGCTTACGCATCAGGTCCTTCACCTCCGACTTTGCCGTATTCCAGTCGCGGGTCTGGAACTCGTAAAACTCGTGCTTGTATCCCGTACCCTTCTTATTACGGAGCATAAAAATATCACTCCACTTTTTCTGAACCGCCTCCCAGTAGATAGTAATCGGGTCAATAATTAACGTCCTATACCCGTGCTTATGGGTAAGCAGCCATTCAACAGCCTCCATCACCTTATCAGCCGAAGCCGTCTTAAGATAATTCTGACTGTGCGGCTGGTAAAACATATGCTTGTAGTGGTCCATCCCGCCCTCAAGATCAATCGCAATCGGCGCGGGGAATTGCAATGCAAGCGGAGTCTTTCCCACGCCGTACATACCGAAAATAAACAACTTCAACCTCTTAACGCCCGGCGTAGCCACCTCAAAAGGACACGGCCTTTCACCTGGTGGAACCAGTTTCGGCCTATCATTAAACGCCTTTTCTTCCTGTGTCATTTTAACTCTCCATCTTCAATATAAATTCCTACCTTTCCACTTTCGTCTACCATCTCTATCCATATTTGATAATCCTTATCCTTTAATTTTTTAAAATTTTCCGCTGTTAATTTAACAATCTTCATAATAAATCCTTCTTGTAAATTGGGGGAGAGCGGCGGGAGCAAGCCACCCTCCCTGGTCGAGAAAAGGAGCGCCATACCTCTATAGGTACTGCCTGCGCGTAGTGAGCATGGCTTACAGGAACTACGCTAATGCCTGTAGATTCGTATTTTTATCCAGTGCCCCGTTAATCTCTGTTAGCCTATCATAGACAGTTTCCATCCGTGAATGATTCATAAATGGAGTAGCCAGCTTTCTAAACAATTCTTGTTTTTCACTTAACAATGCATCAACTTTTTCCTGCGACATCATATTCA